ATGGAAGCAGAAGAACAACGCCGCCGAAATTGTCAACCGGGTACTCCAACCCGCCATCCGCTTCACCAAGGAAGAGTGCCTTGACCTACCAGAGCTTCTATACACCACACGGGAGGTAGAACTCACGCCGCAACAACTCAAGTACTACCGGTTATTGAAGGATCAGTTCATCATGTCAGCGGGCACCGAGACGGTGACGTCAGTCAACGCCGCGACCAATCTCAACAAGCTCCTGCAAGTCTCATCCGGTGCGGTGTACTCCGACGACGGCAACACCGTCGAGTTCGACATCACTAACCGATACAACGTTTTGCTGGAAGCCATCGAGGAGAGCACCCACAAGGTGCTGGTCTTCGTCCCGTACCGGCATGCCATCACGGTGTTGAACGAACGGCTCAAGAAGGACAAGATCGCTGTCGAGGTCATCGACGGCAGTGTGCCGGTGGCACAGCGCACGAGGATCTTCGCTGCGTTCCAGACGGAGCCTGAGCCGAGGGTGCTGCTCATCCAGCCTGCGGCGGCTTCGCACGGCGTGACCCTGCACGCTGCCAACACGGTGGTGTGGTGGGGCCCTGTGACGTCAAACGAGATCTACCATCAGGCCAACGCCCGCGTGCACCGTGCGGGCCAGAAGAACCCCTGTCTCGTGGTCAGGCTGTGCGGCAGCGGCGTGGAGCGCAAGCTGTACGACTCGCTCGACGGCAAGACCGAGGACATGGAGTCCCTGCTCAACTTATATCGCGAGGAGGTGCTTGACACAGTCAAAGTTCAACCGTAGACTTTCGATCCCAGCCACAGGAGGCCGCATGGAACAGGACATCGAGGCACCTCAGGTGCCCACTGAGAAGCTCGTCAAGACGTACATCAAGATGCGCGATGCGCGTGCAGCGCTCGCCAAGAAGTACGAGGATGACGACAAAGTCATCAAGGATCAGATGGAACTGATTGAACACGCCCTCATGGACGTGTGCAAGAAAGCGGGTGCAGATAGCATCCGCACCGGAGCAGGCACCGTGATTCGCGGTGTCAAGACGTCGTACTGGACTTCCGACTGGGAGTCTATGCACAACTTCATCAAGGAGAACCAATCGCTTGATCTACTAGAAAGACGCATTGCTCAACGGGCCATGAAAGATTGGCTCGAAGCGAACCCCGACAAGATGCCCAAGGGACTCAACACTGAGTCGAAGTACACCGTGACCGTAAGGAGGTCCTAACATGTCTGAACTCACTCTCTTCCAAACCGGCAACCAACTGCCAGCACATCTGCGCCGCAGCACTGCGGATCTCAGCCCGCTGACCAAGTCGCTCATGGGCGGCGGCAACTCGAAGCGCATCAGCATCGAGAACAACGTCTGGCACATGCTAGTCGGCGGTAAAGAAGTCGCTGTCAACGAAGACCGGGCGATGAACGTCATCGTCATCCGCAGTGCAGATGCGAATCGCCGCACGTTCTACGGCACCACCTACGAGAAGGGTGTCAAGGGCCGTCCGCAGTGCTGGTCCGAAGATGGTGCCAAGCCGCACACCTCGGTGAAGACCCCGCAGAATCGCACCTGTGCAGGGTGCCCACAAGACATCAAGGGCTCCGGGACCAACGAGTCGAAGGCGTGCCGGTACAGCCGCCCCATGGCGCTGCTTCTGGAAAACGACATGCAGGGTGACATCTACGCGCTGAACATCAACGCGTCGAGCCTCTTCGGTCAAGGCGAAGGGCGCAAGATGGGCCTTCAGCAGTACGCTCGGTTCCTCGGTGGCCACGGGGTCGAGATCAATGCTGTCGTGACCGAGATGCGCTTCGATGCCACGGCGAACATGAAGCTGGTGTTCAGCGCGGTGCGTCCGCTGACTGAAGAGGAGTACCGGATCGCGGTGGATCGTCAGAACGATTCTGAGGCGGTCAACGCGGTGACCGTGAGCATCGCTGACATGGACAACGTGCCTGCGGCACCTGAGCCCGCCCCTGCGCCTGCGCCCGCTCCCGCTCCTGCGCCCGCTCCTGCGGCCAAAGCGTTCACCCCTGCGCCTGCGGCCAAGCCCGCTACGTTCAAGGTCACCAAGGAAGTGCCAGCACCCGCTGAGGCTGCACCTGTGGTGCGCGAAGCCAAGGCCGCTACGCCTGTGGTGGCGGACGGCCCGAACGTCAACGCGATCCTCGCCGCATGGGGCGACGACGCTGACGACTGATTTACGGGGGCGGCGGTAAGCGCCGTGAGCAGTGTCCTTTGCTGAGTGTCTCCCACTGCGATAGCTCCGGGTTGCGCCGGGGCCGCCCCCACCACACACCATGTACACCACAAAGATCATCCGGCGCAACGCCGACGCTGACCCGGGCCTGCTCGGTGTGCAGCTTGGTCGCCTGTGCATCTACAGGCACGTCTCGGTGAACCAAGTGGTCGCAGACCTTGGCGTGACCAAGGCTGCGGTCTACTCATGGTTCTCGGGTCAACGGGATGTTTCCAAGCACTTGCGCTCCAAGGTCTTGGCGTATTACCGTTCGATCCTCGCCTTGCCCTGACCGGGCACCCATGCACCGTCCGCAACGCTCGCCGCGTTTGTGGCTAACTCCGTGTCACCATGTCTCCAAAAGAGTTCCTTGAGAACGTCCTCCCACATGGCACGCGATACTCTCTCAGGCTAGTCAAAAAGATTCCGCTGAAAGACACCCTCGTTTGGGACCGTCGTTACACCTCCTTTGCCAACATGGCAGAAGCCGTTGAAGAGTTCAACGGTAACGGATGGGACGTGTACTACGCAACCGCTGGGTTCGGTGCGGAAGAGCACTCGAAGGCTACAAACGCAGTCGCCAAGAGGGAGTTTTACGTCGACGTGGATTGTGGGCCGAAAAAGCCCTATACCGACAAGGCCGCTGGCCTGTCAGCACTCCGTGAATTTTGCAAGACAGTAGGTCTGCCGAAGCCTACGCTGATTGACTCAGGCAATGGCCTGCACGCACACTGGTATCTCGACAACCCTATACCTGTACATGAGTGGAAGGCGACAGCCGAAGCCCTGAAGGCCCGCTGCGTCAAAGAAGAGTTTGAAGTCGACGGTGACTGCACTGCCGACATCGTCCGGGTATTGCGTGTCCCCGGCACTCTGAACAGGAAGAACGACACGCCGGTCGTTCTGCTCACACCGATCAAGTATCACGCCTTCGAGTCCATCCGTGACGCAGTGGGTGTGGCCGCTGCTGACATGTTCGCCAAGGCCCGGGCATTGTCGGGCGGGGTCTCTGACGAGACCAAGAAGTTGTACATCGACCCGAACCGGGTCAGCAAGTTCGAGACGATCTGGATCAAGTCCAACAACGGCGAAGGCTGTGCGCAGATCGCTGAGGCAGCGAAGAACCAAGAGGCCGTGCCCGAGCCCGTGTGGCGTGCCGTGTTGTCGATCGCTCAGCACTGTGAGGATCGGGACTGGGCCATACATGAGGTATCCAAGAACCACCCGAACTACAGCCCGGACGAAACCGAGCGCAAGGCATCACTGACCAAGGGTCCGTACACATGCGAGTCCTTTCAAGGACTGGACAACGCCAAGCTGTGCATTGGGTGCCCACACATTGGCAAGATCAAGTCACCGATTCAGCTTGGCTCCGAGATCAAGCTGGCACCGCCTGAGCCCATACAGGTCAAAGTCGAGAGTGAGACCATCGAGATCCCGCCATACCCACGGCCATTCTCTCGGGGTGCTACAGGTGGCATTTACCACGACATCACAAAATCAGATGGAGTAGAACGCGTCAGGATCTATGACCACGACATCTATATCTACAAACGGATGCGTGATGGCACTGGTGGTGGCGATACGCTGTGGGCTAGGCACCACCTCCCTCATGGTGACGTGCGAGAGTTCAGCATCCTCCAGAGTGAGATAGCAGCGGCGGACAAGTTCAAAGAAGCGGTGAACCGCGAAGGTGTCATTGCTTTTGACCCCCGTCAGTTGATGTCTCTACAACAGATGTTCGGTCTGATGATCCGCGACTTGCAGTTCCGGGAGAAAGCAGACAACATGAGAACCCGATTTGGCTGGACCCCAGATGACACATTCATTATTGGGAACCGTGAGTATACCAAGCGCGGTGTTGTCTATACACCCATCGCCAAACCCATCGAGCACTACGTACCGTGGCTGAGTCCCAAGGGTTCGATCGACGTGTGGAAGCAGGCCGCTGCGCACTACGACACGCCGGAGATGGACTTCCATGCGGCGGGGGTGCTCGCCGGGTTTGGCAGTGCGCTGATGCACCTATCACCGGAGAACGGCGGGATCATCAACTTCTACTCGAAGAAGTCAGGCACCGGCAAGACGACCATTCTGCGCATGGCTAATGCGATATGGCGAGATCCTGTGGCCCTGATGAAGGATGCGCAGGACAAGGCCCTGACCAAGGTGCACCGGCTGGGGGTGATGAACGGGATCGTTGGCGCTCTTGACGAGATGACCAACGCTGAGCCGACTGAGATGTCGGAGCTGGTCTACAACAACACACAGGGGCGCGGGCGCGACCGTATGGAAGCGGGGCGCAACATGGAGCGGGTCAATAACGTCCGTTGGAAGCAGATATCTATCTGGTCTAGCAACTCTACGATTGAAGACCGGCTGATGATGATCAAGAGCGATCCGGCTGGGGAGCTGGCCCGTATCCTTGAGATCCACCTCATGACACC